ATACTTGTACAAGAACACCTTACCCTCGTTCTGAGGATTGGCTGAATCCTTGATGACAAGAATGTTGGAAATGTAAGTGAGCTTACGCTTCTGCTTCCGAGCAATTTCCTTGTTGCTCTCAATACCAGAGTTCCACAACTCATTGTTCAGCTCAGAAACAGGATCTGGAAGATTCAATGTGGTCAAGCTGTTCTCAATGTACCAGCGACCTGAAGGACCTTGGAACCCATGATTCCAGATACGTACCCAAGGAAGCTCTTCTCCCTTTGGCGGCGGCAAGAACCGAATCACGGCATATCCATTGCCTGCCTTATCAACTGCCGGGCTCCAGAACCGGTCATCATCACGGCGTTCACCTGAAGCGGGCTTTGCAATCTTTTCCACCTCTTTCATGAGGTTGTCGAAGTTGCCACGACTCTTGCGTAAATCTGATAAACTACTGAATGTCATTGTATTTCTCCTTGTATGACGGTGTATGAAACGGTGTATGTAATGTGTGTGCTACCATTACGAATTAGTACTCCTCATCAAACTCATAACGAATGTTGTCCCCATAATCATCTTCATCCTCATCTTCTAGCATATCATAGATTGCTTTCCGATGCTTACCAAACTTGTCCTTCTCAATCTTCTTGGGACGTTTGAAGTCACGATAATCTTCTTCATAATCCCAATCACGTTGTTTACTCATAAAATGCCTTTGTGGTAATCATTGCCAGTTTGTCCTTCTCCACTTTGATGAAAGGTGAATACTTGTGTATCAATCGAGAAATGGAATTCCAAACCGGGTCAAAGACTAGTTGTTCATCCACCTCTGATGTAAATTTATATAATTTATTTAGAATTACAAGTGTTTCTAGCCGACATCTTTTACCACAATATGCCTTTAAAATCACGGGATGTCCTTGAGAACAATCCCAGACATCTTCCAATTTCGTGACTTGTGACGCCAAATATTGCACATCTTGTGTGTAGTTATATGTGAGACTTTCTTGAATACGTTTCCATTCCAAGAATACTTCTGGACCGGTGTTCTCAAAAATGCCCCACTCATTACCATTCAGGAAGTTGGCCACTAGATAATTGATGAATTCTTCTTCCTGATAATTGTATTGCTTCATCAACATTTCCAACTTCTTTTTGAAACTGGTTTTCACACCTGCCTTGGGCTTTCTGGGAGTGATGCCACTTCGGATATCATAATTATCAGTTGTGAAGTGCAATCGTAAGGCGGTGTAAATCTTGTAAGCGTCAGTTACATTCATACAGGAAGTTTAGGTGTTTTCTTCAACAAGTTCATTTCTTCTGCTTCAGCTTGTATCTTGGCTTTCAATGAATTGGTAATCATCCCAGCCACAGCCACGGGTTCTATTCCTTTATTCTCACAATACTCCAATAAGGCTTCAAAACATCCAATTTTTCTTTGTATGGCTTGTTTCTCAATGTGTATGGAAAATTCCGTGGAGTTGTTGAATTCTCGGGTGATGAGATATTCCACGGTTAATGTTTTGGATTCTTCTGTTTCAGTCATGTTATAGGCTCATAAAAAATATGTCCACCAATTTGAACTACAGGTCGTGCAAATGACCAATTGGGTTTCACTTTCGTGTTGTGAAAATATAGTGCATTATCTAAACTAACAACTTTAATGTTAGTTGTCAAGACCTTCTTGGCAATTTCCACAGATTGATTATACAGGTTGTTGTTGAACCGTGCTTTGGGCCCGCAGGTCCAGGAAAATTGACAACCCCGTGAATTTCTTTGATATACAACGTCGCAAACCGTTTTAGGAAAACCAGGGTGTCGGACGCGGTTCATAGTCACGGTCGCAACAGCTAGTTTTCCCAAATACGGTTCTGCGGGAGCTTCATAATAGATGTTTTTTGCCAAACAATTCACATCTTCCTGGGATATCTCAATTTCATCAACAACGGGAGCTATAGATTTAACACCATTAGTATTGGTAATTAACAAAAGAAACAATACAACAATTGCAATATATCGCATATCACCCCCATGTTAAATTAGAATCCAGTACAGCTATTACCTCCACACCCACATTGTCCTTCCTTGAATTGTTCATAACATTCATAAGGATAAAATTGACAGGATTGTGTACAAGCGTCCAAACGAACCACAACTGTGTCACCTTGACGGCTATAATAAGTATCAGGTTGTCCTGCATCCACTTCTGTGTCATTTTCTTCATATACACCAAAACGAATCACATATACTTCCAATTGTTCTCCATCAGCATTAACTGCTTCCAAGAACATACGATATCCGCCCACAGCTAAATCTGCTGGTGGTGCCACTACAAGATTACCATCTTCATTCTGTGAAACGAATGGTAAACAATCTCGAACGTGAGTACCCCAAATAATGTCATCAATACGAACAGAAACAGCAGGTGATGAAACAGTTAAAGGAATAATCAATTCAGTTCCACGCTTCACCTTGTGATATGATTCTGATGGTGACAGGAACAACTCTCTGTGTGCCAATGCTTGAGCTAACAAATTGGGTGTGGTTCCATAAATGCTTTCATTACGGAACAACATATCAGGAATACCAGATGAAATGAATTCACTTTGAATATCAGCTGCTGACTTTGTTGGCTCATTTGCAATATACTGACAAACTAAGCCGCTGACAAGGGCTGCAGCATAAGATGTTCCAGAACCTTCGGTCAATCCACCTGCAATATTGGCGATTTCCACATCAATACCTGGTGCCGTGATGTCAACATCTGGTCCCCAGTTGGATCCTGCACCGGCTGACCAAGAAATGACACGGTCAAAAGCATCGGAAGCAGCAACACCAATCACAGTATTTAAACCAACAGGTGAAAGCGTGTTGGCATCTGAAATGGTGTTACCTGCTGAAGCCACCACTACTAACCCAGCATCTTTCAATTCTTGAATTTTCAAATCAAGTACTAAACTTTTCGCAACTGACCAGGAACAATTCACAACCTTAACAACAGATGGTGTGAGATTATGGTCAGCAAGAACGGCATCAAAAGCAGTTAGTAGATTGCTGACAGGAATTTCCACGCCAGTTTCAATTTTCACAGCCTTCAATAAAGCATGTTTAGATGCACCAACATTGGCTCCTGCAATCAAACTTGCAATTGCAGTTCCATGTCCTATTTCATCT